TCCTACTAAGACATTCGCTAGAATTTATTAGTACCTAACAGATCCGCCCTCAGCCGTAGCTTCTTGGACCTGCCATTATGTATGTGGGTAAACCCACACCAACCTGGTTACAAGTAGTTGGTGCAGTGATTTGTAGATGGGTTATGACACCCAGAATATGGAAGTATGTTTTGCAAGTGAAACTCTGTATTTCCCTTGTCTTTTCGATGCACGAGTTACCACCCAGACCTTACAAGGGGTAATCTGGACTCGTGGGTACGGATAGCTTGCGCAACATGTTATTCTTTTTGTGGTGTTTCTGATGTATGTGAATGATGTTACAATTCAAAATTAGGAGGTGCATTACCAACTAGACTGAGTCATAGTCGGCAGAAGAGGCGCGAAGAATCGTGGACGTCAAGGTTGTGCCGACTCCAACGTTGGAGAACACTAAAGTGTCTCCGATGTTGGCGCGGACCTTGAATCCACGGGAACCGATGTTGGATGATGCCGTACCGAACAGCGAGGTAACCACTCCTCCCGACACACTTATCATGGCCGGGGTTTGTGGACTCGCAGTAAAGCCAGTGCCAGTTGTGGTAACCGTAATGACAAATTCACCAGGCTGAGTGAACAACAACTCATTTGAGCTAGTCACCCTGAAGGGCAAAAAGCCACCAATCGCGGTTTGGGTGGTGAATGGCGCGGTAAATGTGCCAGTACCGTACTCCACCCGACCACTAGTTGTTGGACCATCAGTTGGCTTGCGGAGTTCAACAGTGTACTCCACGTAAAGCTCCCCGGTAATGGTTCCGTTACCGTAGAGGGAGCTCAAGTTCATAACGCCTAAGTCATACGTTTTAATATCCAAATTGGGCGGAAGATCCCCAGCGCGTACATACTTCCATGGAGAGTCGCAGGGAATGGCAAGGTCATTGCCACTCCAGGCGTTAATCTCCGAATTAGGAATAGATTGCGCTTGTGCTGCCTTCGACATTGGTGGGCCATCGGCCGCATCATAATCAAATGACATCATAATAACCCCATTTGTTCCAGTTGAGCACACCGAACGATATTCAAATCGCAACCGTTTAAAACGGTACTCCTCATAGCGGCGGGCCAACTTGGCCAGCCACGGAAAGGTGCCCGGAAGACCCGGGTTAGCGTAGAATTGTTCGACGGTGAACGCGGCAGAACAGTCAACTGGGGCGAGGAAACTCCGGTGAGACACCTCAATGGTGCCACTTGGCTTGTTCGTAATACGGGGGGCAATGCCAACACGCTTCGTCGCGATGGATACAGGTGCCATCCTCTTCGTGTCGTCACCAGTTCTGGTTACTGGCTTCGACCCTCTTAAATTTTTCTTCGTCATAGTGTTTGATTGTTTCGTTGATAACTTGGTAGGTTTATCACTGGTCCTAAGGGCGCCTTGAATCCCCACAGGTATTGCCATTGCTGTTGCTAGCAACCCGTTACCAAAGTTTTGCTTGAAAAATTTGAAATCTGCCGCCTGCAGATCCTCGCCACGGGCGTAGGATCTATCATGCTGGCGGCATGTATCATCAAGCTCATCAATGGCTTCAACAGTTGGCTCTACACTGGGTTGAAAGCGTCCATCGGACCAATATGGGCCGCAAAAGTTTCCGTACATTATAGTGGTGCGCTGGTGTATTCACAAAAACTTTCAATGGCCCTAACTGAGTGGGTCAGGACCAAGTTTCTGTAATAAGACTCTATGGCGAGTTGCTCATCTGGTGTCACGTCCCATGCCTCAAAGAAGGTCACGCGTGCCATGTCTGTGATCACAGCCACGTCTGCGGTTAACCCTCTGGATAGCAAGCGTGCCCCAGTGGCCATAGCCGGATGCTTATCTATATTCGAAGTTAGCCCGTTCCTCATGTACATGCAATACATTTCCTGAAAAACTGGTACTCCACTAGTGAGTGCCAAACCACCTTGGCCGACGGCAAATATCCACTTGCGAAACATTTTCTCCGAGTCGAGCGGAATAATGGACAAAGAGTCCTTTTCCCGCGCAACCTGGAAGTTTCGCACCATGGTCCAGCCGTGTACGGTCTCGACAGGGTGCATCTGGCAAAACTCTACATCCGAAAATCTATACACCGGTGGCTCCACAGCCATCCGGAATCCTAAGTCAAGAAACCATTCTTCCAAACCGACATTAAAGCGGGTTAGGTCTTTTGCTTCCATGAACACCACGCAATCATCCCCGTTATTGCCAAGACGTATTTCTACGCCCCGCTCAAGTGCATACTCGAAAACGAGTGCACACATGATTAAACAATTGCCTAATGCGGTGTTCATGTCACCTGAAAACCTTCGCCCACTAACCTTGTAACGTAACTTCCCGTCCTCGCAATATCCGACTCCCTCATTGTCCAGCTGCATTTTTAGCAGTCTGGCGAGCTCGCGATCGTGTCCAGATAATATCAAGTAGATTAAATGCTCCCACTCCAGCATCGTTCTACTCACGTGCATGTCAAACCGTTTAGCATCTAAGCCAACAACGACACACTTACCAAACACATCCCACTTAACTCTGAGTATCTCTGCGATTTGACGTACGTTAAACCCTTTCATCACAACCGGTGTCTCATCTCCAAAAACCCGAGTAATTGCCTCATACAGGGCATGCTCATTGGGCTTGAGGTAACACCCGACACCAATGTTATACACTGGATGTCGTGGCTGGATACATCTGGGGGCGCCAGTTCGTTTAACTTTCTCACACTTCACAAACGACACCGCTCGCGCGTGCTTCTTTTGGACGCCAAGTGTGTAAAACTCAGATAAAGCATTCTCGTAAATCGTTCTTTTCCTGCCGCGGTACATCTCAACAAATTGTTCAGGGGAAACCTTGGGGGACCATCGCGCTTCACGTAAAAGCCTTCGCTTGAATCTTTTTAGCCGACCCTCCACGAGGGATCGACTTGGTGTTGGTGGCTCTTCGAACTTACCATTCACCTCACACTTGTACATGCGCTCAAGAAGAGCAGTAGCTAACGTGCCTACATCAGGGTCATTAATTTGCAGCGCGCGGTTCATACTTGTAATACCATCGATCAAGTACGCTTTGCGCTGCCTACAGGAAGTCTGGGTTTTGGTGACCACCATCCGCGGATCAGATATGCCACTTACGTGTCTGACCCCGGTCACCGTGCCCAAACCTCCCTACGCAGTGGCTCCAAACGTCCACGCCTTCAACCGATTCTTGGCAACACGCGTGTTTAACCACGCGGCTGCACCTATCTCGGCGTCACTAGGAATGAACGCTGCTGCAACGATATAGGGTGTGACCCGGGCGGCATCAACCTCCCTCACCCCACGCTGCTGCATCTGCTGTGCCACAAATCTGCGGATTGCCAACTCATTGGCTTTGGACCGTTCCGGCATGCCGAACTTTAGCTTGACCGAGGCCAAGATGCACGACGCAAACTCATTGGTGTGTTTCTTATGGATTCGCCGGTGGTTTTTAACCTCCAATGTCTCCCGATCCAACACCACTTTGCCATCATGCTTGTCAACTTGCATCACATTCGCGCGGTCCCGCGATTCATAAACCTCCAAGTTAATACGTAAGTCGTCCAAAATCACCTCCTTATCCGTCTTGGTTTCCTCCGGGTTATCGGATTTAACCTTAGCTGGTTTTCGGCTGAGATCTTGTAGGATGCTACGTAGCAACTGCAATTGGCCCTCTGCTCGGACACTGTTATTAGTGAAGCTACCTGATTCTAGGTACTCCTCTGGCAGGTTCCCCTCTGTTTCGAGGAAAGCCTTCAACTGTTTTTCAGCGAATGGTTGTTTCACCCACCAATAAACAGCTGTACTCAGCTCAACCGGATTGAGCCAATAGCCAACAGTGTCACAGTCTGGTCTTGCACGAAATTCTTTCTTAAGGCGTCGGGTTTGCGAGTTAATCTCAGCGGTTCCAACGGCGGCCACAATAGATGGTAAGTCAGTGTGGCCCATAACAATTAGATCGATGATAGTCTTAAAAGTAGCCATAGTGAAAGAAATTAGTAGGGGGTTTCCCAATGTTAACAGCCATTGGGTGCTTTATTCTTAATATCAGGTGATGTAACCTGGTTAGTAGCCCCGCCGTCGCTACTTACTATGACCAACTTCATGGCCCCTTTTCTACATTGGCTCCTATTATCCCAACGGGTTCGGAAGGTGTATATTCCGCTTGTCTCGCTAGTGCACACTTCAGGTTTTCCATCCCTAAACGGCTAACTAACCATGTGCAACCATAGTTGCACAAGTCTGGGTTCGGCTCCCAGCAACACCAGTGACATTCCCGCC